CGTAGAAGACGCCCTCGAACTCGCACGATTCGCAATGCAACCTCGAAGCCGACATCGTTCCGAGCTCAGTCGCAGTCATGAGCGAGAAGTCGAAGATCGTAACTTTGTTCGTTGCCGAAGTTGTCGGCGAGACGCCGCCCATGATCAGACACTTTGTTGGGTGTCCTGCGATCGGAGCGCACCGAGCATAACCTCGCGCCGAAGAGAGCGAGGATCCATGCGTTGACATGACGCCCGTGTCGGTATCCAACACATAGATTGTGCTCAGAACGTTGGCGCCGTTGTCCCCGCCCATGATGAAAATGTTTGCGCCGAAGCCGCTCGAGTTTGCGAATGACGCCTTCGGTACTGCGAAGCTCAGCGGATTCCGTCGCGCCGACGGTAGGACTGCAGTGGCGACCACGGCGCCAGTTCTGACATTCCACGCGGTGCCACTCACGACCGGCTCGACGCCCGCGGAGCCTCCGCCGATCATGAAGACACGATCGTCGACGAGGTGCGCTTGCCCGAAGCCGTAGCGATCAGGAGCTCCGATCGCCGTGGACCACGCGCTGGTCGAAAAGCTGTAACGCTCGACGGTGGTCGCCGAGATTCCGCCGCTGATACCGGCGAGCGCATACACAGCATTCTCTCCGGGATGATACACACACCCGTGACGACAACGGGCGTTTGTCATGTTCGCCATTCGCTGCCACGTGTTCGTCTGCGGATACCAGCGCCAACAAAGCCGCGAGCCGACTCCAGCTCCGACGTCTCCGCCTGTGAAGAACATCGATCCATCCGGAAGCTGACAGCTCGCGGAGCTGACGAGTGCAACTGGCGGGCCTCCGACGAGCGTTGCGTTCGTTCCGTTCGCCCACATGGGCGTCGACTTTCCGCAGGAGCTTGCGAGACCTGCCCCTTCGGCCAGATGCACTTGACTTGCATCGCAACCGAAGTTGCCACTCGAGATCGCGAGTGTTCCGATCGTGCCGCTTCCCTGCCACGTCCCGCAGATGACTCGAAGCACTCCGTCGATCTGTCCAACCGCGTGAGCGTTGATACCCATGAGCGGAGGATCGGGAAGTCTCCACCAACGATCGGCAGTCGGCGAATAGACGAAGTGACAGGAAATCGGCGTGCCGCTCGCGTTGGCTCCCATCGCAACATGGATCAAGCCGTTGATCACGGTTGCCGCAGACTGATCGATGACGACGCCGAGCGCGAAAGACGAAACAGAAGTCCAAGCATTCGCGGCAGGATCGAAGCGCCACGTTTCGGACGTGGCTGCGCCGGCCTTCTGCCCACCCATGATATACAAGTAATCTCCAACGACTGCGAAGGCTTGATCGTAGAATGTTGCCGGCAGAGCCGACATGGTACTCCAGGAATTCAGGTCCGGATCGTAGCAGTAGGTGGTACTCGTGGCCGCCCCGACTTCGTTCAGTCCTCCGGCATAGTAGATCTTTCCGCCGATGACGCCCACGGATCCGCGAGTTCGCAAGCCAGGCATGGAAGACGCGGGCGAGCTCCAGGTGTTTGTGTCGGGATTGTAGATCTGCGTAATGCTCGAAGCCAGATCGACGATCAGGTCACCGCCTCCGATCACGTAGATCTTTGTATTGATCACAGCGCAGCGAACTCCGGCGCGCGCCGCAGCAATACCTCCCTGCGCCGGAATCGAGGCCTTCGAGGTCCACGCATTCGTTGATTGATTGTACGAATGCACCTCGGCAACGGCGGTCGAGACTGGGATCGTGTTCCATCCGCCGAACAAGAAGATCTGTGAGTCATACTCTGCGGATCCGGACATGTAGCGCGGAGTTCCGGGCGACATCACTGCACCAGGACCAGCCTTTGCTCCCGTCGAGAGATTCGGGGCGCTGTAAGCGATGATCGCGGCGTTCAGATCGGTAAGCGACAAGCTCGCGACATTCTGCCCTTCCATGTTGAAGGCAGACGGAGCGTTGCCGAGGCCGGTCCCGACCGTTCGACCGATATACGCGATGCCCTCGCCTGCATGGATCGGCGCGGTTCGGATGATCGGACCGATGAGCATCACAGTGTAGTCGGCAGCCGTCGTCGACGGTGTTACTTGGCCGAACACGTGCGGGACATCGATGGTGGAATGAGTGCCATCCCAGGAGACTGTGCAGATCGCCCGATAAGCCGCGACAGACTTCGCGGACTTCAGCCACACCCAACAACGCCGGCCGTCTGCGGAGATGTTTTGCGCCACGGAATCCACGCGGATCGTTAGTGTGTCATTGCCATTGTCGACAACAAAGTCGGCGTCGTCGCTCACGCCGATCTGTTCTTCCCACCCGAGAAATTCGGCGTTGCCACCCTCGGAGTTCAGGGCGCAGCCGTTTGGAATCTGCGCACGCGCAAGGCCGACGTAGTACGTTGTCGCCAGCGTATTCTCGAAGGGGACTTCGGCCATGAAGTCCTCTCCGAGGTAGATGCACCCTCCGGGCTCCATGAAGTATCCGAGGCCGTCGGTAGCGAGTGCAGATCCGATAACGGAGATTCGATCAACACCACCCGAGGCGATCGACAGATCGCCGAAGAGAGCCTCGGTAGTAAACACGCGAGCTCCGAGCGTGAGCGTGCCGTCTCGAAGATACTGCATGATCCGATCGCTGACGTCTCCGCGGGAGACGAGGCGATGGGTAGTTGCGTTGATCTGCGAGAGCCCGGTCTTCATACTCAAACCTCCTGCACTTCCCCAGGCAGGGGAAGCACCTCATACTCGCTGCATTCCATGGGGCTGGCTGCGCCGGTCATGAGGCCGATCGCACCCGTGAAGGATCCCGCGATCGCAACCGCGATGACCTGCTCAGCATCGACGGTCATCGTCAAGACTGTGTCGGTTGCTACACGTTCCGCGACAAGCCGGACGCCGTGCCAAGCGGTCGGGCTGAGCACCTGCCCGATCGACGCGAAGTCGAAGATCGCGACCGTCGAGAGGACGCCCGCGACACATTGATAAATCCTCGCTTCGTTGTCAGCGAGCAGAAGCGCGACCCAAAAGTAGTTATCTTCATCGAGACGATAGACCAGCCCGCCTAGCGCTCCTGTAGCCCCGCCGTCGGGCGATCGGATCCTCCAGTACACCTGGAGCTGGGCCAGCCCTTCGACGCGGCTAGGAGCCTCCCAGGCGCTCGTCGAGGCTGCCAAGGACAGAGCCCCGGCCACCCACGATCCGGCGCCTTGCCACTCTGGATCGCGCTCCATGGCGGAGCCAGCCGCGAGCCACGTGATCGCGATGCGCTCGCAAGCCGGACGGAACAAACGCAGGAGGTTCGCGGCCAAGGTTCGATCGGCGTCTCCGTCGATATCGACGATCCGTACGTTGCTGTTTTGTTCCTCCATGCTCGAAGAGCCGGGCTCGTCCAAAAGCATCACATCACGCCCCTGGTGCTCCTCGCCGACCACGCCAAGATCTAGGATCCATCGCCGATCAAACCAGTTGAAAGTTCGTTCGCGCAGACCCATCGCGATCAGCAAGATCGCGGCGTATCCCTCCTCGGTTCCGCGGATCTGCCAGAGCGCCGGACTTGCCTCGATGAGCTTGCGCAACGTCGGAGCGTCAAGTGGATCCGTGATTACGTCGAGATCTGCAGTCCATCCGACCGTCAGTTTCAAGTATGGAAGCAACGGATCCGGACACGTCGCAGCGTTGCGCAGCACGCGAATGCCAGCCGCCAAACTTTCCGAGCGCTCCCACTCGCCTTGTGGACCGTCAAGCAAACGCTTGAGCAGGAGGCCGCTTTGATCGCGGTCCGTGGCGCGGATCGATGCGTCGACCATCGCGTAGATTTGAAGCGGAAGATCAGTCTCTTCGCTCGGGAGGCTCCCAAGCATCTTGGCGATCGCGTCCGGGATCGCCAGGGGGTTGTTTGCAAGGTCAACGATCGGCATAGTTAGCTCGGATCGATCGTGAGGGTGTATTCGACGCCAGGGGTCCAGCCGTTGACTGCAAGATGCACCACGCGACGATCGATCGTATCAGGTACCACCTTCAGCACCACGATCCCACCGTCAAACGACCATCGCGAGACTTCGCGAAGCGCTGCGTTGTCTTGCATGTTCACGCTAAAGATCGCGTCGATCAAGTTGGGTCCGACGGCGCGAACTTCGCGAAGCGTTGGCGTTGATCCGACGCCAAAAAACGATCCGAAGTTGCCCCACGGGTTCATGGAGTTACCGGCGAGATCGGTCGGTCCAACGACCATGAGTTCATAATAAGCGCCGTCCGTCATCTCAGTGAGATCTAGAACGACTTCGCGGGCTGCCGTCGATGCAACGCGCTCGACGTGAACCGCGGCACTGCCGGAATCCAACGCCCTGATCGCGTATGAAAACCGAGATCGCAACGCTGCATCGATCTTCATGTCTTCGGAGAAGGCGATCGAAAGTTTGCGGTCCTTCAAAGCGACCGAAGAGACTTCGGGCAAAGTCCCCAGACCGATCACCGAGATGCTTCCCGTCGAAGTGTTGCCGGCGCGATCGTTGACTGCAAGCCATCGGACGGTGTGAGACGCTCCGTCGAGCATCTCGGCGCCGAGGTGAATCACGACCATTGTGTTCGCGTACACTTCGGATGAGTTGACCGCGACTTGACTTGATCCGCGCGACACGGTGACGCTCGACGTCGACGACAAGTTCTCGTCGAATTGAAGCCGGATCGTGCGGGAGTCGACTGCGGAGCCCGTGAGGCAAACGGGCGCGAAGCCTTCGCCTGTAAACGTTGCGGAGAGATGAAACTGATCCATGGGATCATTCGTCGCAACGCATGTTAGGAAGTCGCTAACGGTAACGGTGATGCTCGAGCCGTTGCGCATCTCGTCCACAAGCTCAAGAAGCGCGGAGCTCTCCCCGAGTTTTGAACTGACAGACGCCACGGTATGCCCTGCGACGGACCACGAGCTCGTGTCGTAGAATAACGTCGACTGCACCATCGCCTGGTCGAAGTCCACGCGGATCGTTTTGAGCGTCGCTGATACAACCGACGCTTGCGTAACCTGCGGAGCGCTCACGCCGTCACCTCGATCGTAAGTGTCCCGAGCGATGGTAACTGCGAAAAATCAAGGACAACGTCCGACCATCCGACGAGGACGACCGACTTGATTGCCTTCGAGACCGCGTGGATCTCAGAGTGGATCCTGGATTCCGAGATCGTATCTCCGAAGTTCCAAGCCCAGCCGCCTCCAGGGATTGCGGGATTCGTTCCCGCTGCTTCTGGATTCAAGACGGCTTGTAGCGCCGCTTCGATCGCTGCAGCCTCTACGGTTCCAGTGATGATTGCGTGTACGTCGATCGCGACCGGTTCATAGTTGATCGTGACGACCTCCTGGTTCGCGACGATGTGTTTCGGCACAGCAGGGACCGCGAACTTGTCGCCATTGAAGAACAGATCAACCTCGTCGAGGATCGGCTGCGGAACCGTACCACCTCCGCCTGGAACGACCACGAGCCCGATCGTTTTGGGTCCAAACATTTCCTCGACGGCCCACGCTCGCACGAATGGCGCAGCTCCGTCGGTATCAACGAAGTTGAGAGCCATCGCGACGACGTCGTCGGGAGAGATTGCAGATCCGCCGGGCGATCGCAACGTTGCCGGCCCGAGCTGCTTCGCGGCCTCGAGAGACTTGGCGCTCGCGCCTTGCGCTTCACTCCACCCAAAAGCGGCGCGAGGGTTGTACAGGGAATCCACGGATGTCAGACCGCCGCGATCAACGATCACGCGGCGCGCTCCGACGTTGCCGTCTTCTTCAGCTCCACGCCGATAGGCGATCGCTACGTTTCCGACGCCGACCGGCGGAGCCTTGCCGCTGCCCTCGGGCGCACATACAACGGTTGCGCGGCTATTCTCGCCGAGTCTGATCGTGTACACCTCGTCGGTCGGACCCGTCGAGATGAAGTTCTTAACGCGAGTCCACGCGATCCCGTCGACTGCGAATTCCTCGCTGCCCTCGATGAATCCCTCTTGAGAACAAACGAACTCCTGCGACGGTTGCCCGTTGCCGTTGCCCAGGGGGTTGTCGACTTGCGAGGATCCTTGTGTGCAATAACCGAAGGCGTATTGCGATCCTCCGACGATGCCGATCGTGTCAAGCGTAGGAGAAACTGGCGCAGCTACTTCGCAGATTCGGAAGCGGAGCCAGTAAGCCTCGCTGCTATCAACGGTTGTTTTCTCCCATCGACGAGTCTCGTCATGAGGCAGGGAGTAAGCGAAAGTCCCGCCGAAAACAGCGGTCGGCTCTCCGGCGACATCACCGGCCACCTCCTGCCAATCGGATCCAACCGTGTACTTCTTCGGATCAAGCGAAGGCGCGGCTTGCCCGAGATAACCGACTTGCACGAGGTTAGCGCTGCCGTCCCAGTAGGATTCCGCGTCTTCATACACACGCGAAGAGTTGAGCTGGACGCGGATCACGGTCCCTGTCCGATTCACTGCGCCGAGGTATGAGGTCAAGTCAACGACGATGAATGCGCCGTCGAGCGTCACGGAATCCGGCCGTGCCTTAGACCACTCGCCGTCGTATACTTCCCACACTCCGAGGATACCCTCGCCAGGAGTAGTAGCGACGACGTCGATCTGATCCCACATGACCGTTGCGTGGCCAAAGTAAATCTCATCGCCGACCGCGGGAGTCGCCCACGGATCCCAGTCCGGCTCGAGCGCGTCGGTCGCGGCGACAGTGAAGTCGGAGAAGACTCCGGCCTCCTGCCCAAACACATAATCAACGAGAAGCGAAGGGCCTGCGACGATCTCGGAATCCGCCTCGAACGTGATCGACGCAGCGTCCTTTGTGTCTTCCGTAGCAACCGGCGAGCTCTCCGGAGCGATGCTTGTAGAAGCAGCGAGAGGAGCTGCGAGCTTGTACAAGATCGGCACCTTCGCCGGCCTCGCTGCGAGCATCTCATAACCGATCAACCGCAAGAGCTCGCGGACGCTTTCGGGAAGCTTTGCGGTGCGCAGCAGTGACTCATTCGCCACGAGATCGATGCGGCAATTCATCATGTGCCCGATGAGGGCGTATGCCGCGAGCAACTGCATGCTCGGCTCGTGATCCGATTCGTCCGTAAGCTCGGGACAGTTCGCGCGACGCCATGCCACGAGCGCGTCATAGATCTCAGCGTAATAAAACGCTGCGAAGTTGAAGTCGGGAACGTTGATCTCGACAGACGCCATAGACTAGCCCCCAAACTTCTGCGAGAATGGCTTGATCTCGTCGGCCTCGAGGTTGTGATACTTGAACGTCAAGATCAGTTCGGGGCCCGTTTGTTCCCACTCGATGCTTTCAGCGAGCAGGCGATAGCGCTGCTGCCGCTCGAACTCGGCGAACACCACTCGAAGTCGCGACATGATCCGAGCTCGCACAGCAGGCGAACCGGCGTCGAAGATCATCGACGATCCCATGGTCCGATCTTGGCGAAACGGGTTTTCGTTGTCGCCGTCTGTGAGTGCCGTCGAGATCCTCTCGATGTCCAAGCTCTCACCGATCGACGTAGCCAAGCGGCCGGCGCTCGTCGAGCGCAGCGGGATCGACACTCCGCGCCGCTTCTCCGACTTCGACTTGACGATCGCCAACGATCCTAGCTGCGAAGTCACCTTTTGAGCGATCGTCACGACCGCTTGATACTCGCTCACTCCGGCGGAGCCGCTAGACTGGACAGCTCGGGATCGCCGGGATGGAAGGTGGCAACGGGATCGCGGGAAGTGACGGCGTCGGGATCGGAATCGTAGGTGTAGGAATTGGAGGGATCCCAAACGGAGGAACGGGAGGGATCGGCGGTACAGGAACCGTAGGCAGCGAAGGCAACGGGATCGGGATCGTGGGGACTTGGATCGATGGAAGATTTAGGTTCAAACCTGGAAGCGGAGGAACGGGAGGGATCGGCGGTACAGGAACCGTAGGCAGCGAAGGCAACGGGATCGGGATCGATGGGATCGGGATCGTGGGGAAGTTGCACACGTTCAGGCCACCTGATTATTAGTTGATAGGATCGTCAACGGATCCGGAGGAACGATCGGGGGCGACGTAGCAACACCAGGAGCCGCGGAGGTGTGCGTGTGCGTCGAAAGCCACGACATGAGGCTCTCGCCTTTTACGAAGTGCTCGGACGCGCCGTTACCGACTGCAACACTACCCGCGAGGAGAGACACGGACCCTCCCTGGATCACAACGTTACCTTGCGCGACGACCTGGATCGCGTCAGCGCCCATGTCGATAAAGTTGCCGTCCTTCGTGATGATCTGCGCACCGGTCGGACCTGTGCTGATCACGTTACCGTGACGATCGACGAATGAGTTCTGTCCGAGCTTCGCATTCATGTAAACGAACGCGCCGTCTCCTGCTGCGAGATTGATGCTCCCGTCGTCAGAAAATGACAGGAAGCTCGGCCCGAGCGCAGTCGTTCCCTTGCACGAGAGAAGGACTTCGCAAGATCCTTTTGTGTCGTCGAAGATCATTAGGTGACCGGCGGGAGTGAAGATTCCGCGACGCTTCCCATAATGCTTTTTCATCTCATCGGGGAGGTCCGGCTGCCACTTCCAGCCCATCCAGCGAATGTTGGGATTTTCGATCGAAGTCTGCCCCACAATCTCGTCGGTCGAGCCGTCCATGTCAGCGACGATCTCGATGGTGTCGCCAACGTCGGGGACCACGAAGAACCCCCATTGAAGACAAGGCTCGATCCACATGGGGAGCTTTGAATCCTCGTCGCCGAGCAAGGCAGCACAAGCAACCTCGATGCGCCCGCGCTTTAGCGGATCCTTCGTGTTCTTCACCGTCGCCGTATAGCTCTGCATTACTTGAGACCCTTGATCACTTTGTGAGCATCAAACTCTACGACGTATCCGGAGCTCGAGCGCATCGCGTGCTTCACTCGCGTGAAGTAGTAAGCCCCTGAGAACTGATCGCCGAGCCCGACGAGCTCGTGCGTTTGGCGAGCTCGCAGACCAGGGAGGCCGATCACTTTCCCTTGACCTACAACGAACTCCTCGGCGTGTCTGCGGAACCATTGCCGAGCCCAGTTCTGCAGCTCCGCCTCGTCGGTGAATCGCTTGTCAGCGATCACCTTCACTTGCACGTCTCCGATCGCCAAGATGACATCCGTCGGCGAGGCCTTGAGCTGCGGGATCTTGGCATACTGCCATTTTCCACCCTCGGCGAAAGGGTCCTCTACGGTCGTGGGGTTCTGCTCGAATTCCACTTTGAAGATTTTTCCGGAGATCGGGTCCTTGGATTCCGCAACGACCTTTGTGTACATACCGCTAAACTTCAGCGTCGCGTCGAACTCGAGAAGCGACGCGTTCTCGGTATTGAAGTCGTAGCGAAGCTCTCGCGACTGAACGACAAGCTTCTTCGGATCCTTGAAATGTAGCGTCCAGTTGCCGTCCTCGTCGCCGTCGACCCAAAAGACAAAGCCCGTAAAGTTCGCCATTCCCTGCACGAGCTGATAGTCCGTGAGCCCTGCTTTTTGTAGGAAGTCGTGGGGAGCGTCCGGCGTTGGATCAACGTCGGCGTCGAAGCCGTAATCTGCAGCCTTCGCTTTCACCGCGTCGGAATAACGCTGCTTCCGGAATCCACGACCCTCGGAGGCTTTGAGCTTCGCATTCTGCTTCTTCGCGGCCTTCTTCGCAACCTTCGATCCGCTGACAGGAACAACCTTGCGAGCCTTCGCGGGCTCATTGTCCATCATGTCGTGGTCGCGGCTGTATGCGACGACTTCGATCGATGGCATCTCACCCGCTCGAGGGAAGCGCGGGGCGTACGTGACGATCTTCCCGCGACCGACGAACTTGCAGGAAGTTGAGTCATCGCCAAGCCACACCGCGATCTCGTTGCCCGGTTGAAAAAGCTTCTGATCCGTGAGGATGAAATTCGGGTTTCGCAGCAGCAGCCGGATTTGATCTGCGGCGTTATCCATCGACTCGACGTCGATCGATTCCACGAACTGCGAGACGCCCGCAGTGACCTCGGATCCGTTGACTTCTACGACCCAGCCTGGAGCATTTCCCACGTTGCGACTATGCCGCAAGTACCGTCGAAAACTTCGAGAGCGACCTTGTCGCGAGTACAGACGCGAAGAGGCTTCGCTCCTTTGACGAGCGGGCCTCGAGATGAGCGAAGGGGATCGAAGACGGAGCGATGCGAACTCGCCGCACCCCCTGCACGGAAGGAAGCTTCACGACCGATCCGATCGTGGGTGCTAGCGGCATCGACGGGTGACGTTTGCGGATCTCGACGCCGAGCATAGGATCGCCGTACTCGCGATGCGTCAGCATCTCATAGGTATCGCCCTGCCTCGCGATGTGATATCGCGTGTCGAAGTTCTGAAGTTCCTTCTCGTCGTACGGCTCGAACTGCTGCAGCGTCAGGGAGACGCGGGCTTGCTTCATTGCTCCGAGCTTCGTCGGCCGCTCGTGCTTCACAGAAGCGGCGACGAGGATGCACTTCATCGATAGGAACGAATTGCCGATCCAAAACTCGAGGATCGGAGGGCGTCCAAACAGTCGATCGATCGCGAGGAATCCGAGCAACGTCGAGAGCTGACGCTCCGCGTTCATATCCAGGAGGTGATCTTTCCAAAAGGTAACGTCGAGCGAAACCTCGCGCGTCTCCCCGTGGAGGAATTGATGGATCGCGTGTTTCCTCGCGAGCGCCCAGTGCTGCGCCCACGCTGCGCCGCGAGTGTCGACGACATTCTCCGCAGGAAAGTCGCCGTTGACTGACTCGAATGTGTCAGTGTTTAGGAGGTGCCAGCCGTCGAACTTGAGAAACATAGATCACCTCGCTGCGCCCTGGCGATTCAGTTGTCGCTGATACGGCGGGACACTGTGGCCGGTCCGCTCGTCCATTTCATTCTTCACTTTCGCTGTAGCCTTCGCAACGCTCTTGCCGTCCAAATCAAGCGTTGCGTTGACAGTAGTCTCGCAAGGTTTTTTGAGCTTCTCGGCCTCGGCCATCTTCACTGCTAACGACTTCGCTGTCGCTTCGCCTTGCTTCTGAGCATCATAAGCTTTCTTCCCGCGCTCCGCGTCTCCGAGGCGCTTCGCGGAAAGGAACTTTTGCCGCGCTTCGTCCTCCGTCATCTTGCCTGTGCGGATCATCTGCTCGCGCTCGAGGCCATAGAACTTGTCGAGCTCCGCCGTTGTGGCGGTGATCGTCAGCATCCACTCACTCCACTTGCGGCGCGACGAGTCAACATTCGCGGCGCCTTGCACAAGGATCCCATTCAGGACAGTAAAAGGTTCGCCGGTCGCAGCTAGCGAAGCGTGTACGTCGTCCCAGTTGCTCGCCATCTGTGCTGAAGATTCGAGCATGTCTTCCATCGCACCATTGACAGTCTCGCCGATCGCTTGGCCGAGCCGGAAGGAAATCATCGTCACGCCCGCGGCTGCAGCGGCGAAGGGTCCACCGAGCTTCCCTGCAGTAGCAACGATCGCAACGTCAGCGAGACCGAGACGTTGCGTGAACTCGAGGCCGAGATAATCGCCGAGCACCTTCACGGCTGCAGTTAGGATTCCGGCACCCGCTGCGACTGGTCCGAACTTGCTAGCGAGCAGGACCATTCCGACGTTTCCGATCCCTACGACTTCGATGAAGTGAGAGATCGACGTTGCGGCATCCATGATCGTCGCAGCAACTTCGCCGATCACTCGAGCGACGCGTTGCCCGATCCCCTTCCAGTCAACCTCGACGTCTCCTCCTGCTCCGCCGAGCATATTGCGGATTCCATCAACCATGCCGCGGAAGCTCTTCGAGACAACCGGCCACACCTCGCGCGCGCCTTCTTTCAAACCTTGCCAGAATGGCTTGATCGCATTGTCGTATGCGTCGATCGCCCAGCGCTTCACGTTGCCCCATGTGCGGAGCGCCGTTTGCATGAATGATTCATCCTCTTCGCGCAGCACCTCATAAGCGAGAGCGACACCTCCGACAATCAAGCTCAGCCCCGTGATCGCTGGGATCATGACGGTCGAGATCAACATTCCGATCATACCAACGCCCGCGATCAACGGACCGGCAGCAGCGGCGGCAGCAACCAGGAGCATCACGGTTTTTGTGATCGATGCAACGGCCTTGCGATCGAAAGTTTCGTTCATTTGTCCGGAGAGGACCGCGATCCGGTTGCGAATCCAGTCGACGGCCTTCACAACCTCTTGGACCGCTTCCCGGATGCCCATTGCGATACCAACGATCACCGGGCCGAACTTTTTCTCGAGCTCGTCCGTCGATGTGGTGCCGAGCTGCTGCATGACTTGAACGATCCCGCTGATACCCGCAGTTACGTCCTTGATCATCATCTCCATGGGCGCGAGTGCGTCGATCGAGAAAATCTCGAGCGCGAGGCCTTCCATAGAGCTCTTCAAAATCTCGAAGGCGCCGGCAACGCCAATGAGTCGGATCTCCGCCATCTTCGCGGCTGCGCCGTCAACGGTTCCCTTCGCGAAACTTCCGACCCCGCGCTGCTTCCTCTCCGCTTCGGACATGCCCGCGAACTTGTCATTCCTCGCGTCGAGAGCCGAGTAACCCTTCTGTCCGATCTTGCGAAAGACTTCCTCCTGCAGTTTGGCCCGCTTGATCGGGTCTTCGATCTTCTCGAATTCCTTTCCGATCTCGCCAACGATGTCGGCGACGGGTCGGAGGTGTTTCTTGCCGTCCGCGCCCATCTCCGTCATCTGCAGATTCATCTTTTTGAAGAGCTCGGCGCCCTTCTCAGTCGGCTTCGCGAGCGCCGAGAGCATGTTCTGCAGCGCTGTACCGCCGGATGATCCCTTCATGCCGGAGTCGGCCATAGCGCCGAGCAGGAAAGCATTCTCCTCGACGGAAATACCCATCGATCGCGCTTGCCCTGCGCTGTACTTGAATGCAACGCCGATCGCTTGCACGTTCGTTGCGGAATCTGCAGCGGCCTTCGCCAAGACGTCGGCGACGTGTCCCGCGTCTCCAGCGGCAAGGCCCATTCCGTTGATCACATTCGCGGTGATCTCCGAAGCGGCCCCGAGGTCAAGCGCGCCTGCTGCAGCAAGCGAGAGCGTGCCCCCGATACCTTCCATCACTTGATCGGCAGTGAAGCCCGCGGACGCGAGCATCTCCATGCCCTCGCCCGCTTGCTTCGCGGTGAACTTCGTCGATGCGCCAAGCTCTTTGGCTTTCGCCGAGAGCTTATCCATCGTGGCGCCGTCCGCCTGCAAGACGGAGTTGACTGCGCTCATTTGTTGCTGAAAGCCAACCGCGATCCCGCCTGCTGCCTTCAGCAAACCGATCGCAGGCTGCGAGAACGCAACGGCGCCTTGCATTGCTCGGCCTGTACCGCGAGCTCGCGCAAGATCCCCGATGAGACCACCGAGGAACCTGCGCGTCTTGGCGATCCCTGCTTCGCCCTTTGAGCTATTCCAACCGAACTCGGCCCCGACCTTTACGAACCTGCCTCTTGAGTCGCGGGCTGCCACGCTGCATCGTCGGACACTCGAGTTACGCTGGGCGCTCTTCGGCTAGTTGCTTCGACAGGATATCAAGCATCTCCGATAGGTAGGTAACACGCCACCTCAGCACCTCATCGAGCCTTACTGCTCCGTTCATGAGCCGGGCATATCTACTCGCTCCGTCGAGTAGCTCCCGGCGATTCATGATCGGGAGCATCAATCGAAAAAATCGCCATACCTCCATGGGATCGCAACCTCGAAGGGTCGGCGAGTCTTCGGGCTCTTCGCTTCAGCAACGAACACGGGGCCGAGCCCGTGTTTCTCGACGCCGTCGGCGAGTGCGGAGAGGTCCGGCTTCGAGAGGCGCATCGAGGAGATCATGTCGATCGAAGCGGTCTCAACACGCTCGTCGAACTCCGGGATTCCGCGAACGCTCGAGGCGATCACCATCACCCGAGACATCACTTCGTTACCGGTGATCGTGCGGATCGCATCCCACTTCTGCGGACCCATGATCAGGTGAGTGATCTTGCGGCCACCCATCATCGCGGGGCGCAGAAGCTCGTGCGTCCACGTCATGCAGCCGTCGATCGGCAAGCGGACCTCGATGCTTCCGACGTCGGCGAGGAAGTCGAAGGGCTTTCCGCGATCGTCCGGATCGCGAAGCTGCATGCGGAGCGGAGCTGGATTCGACTTGTATCGCAGGAAGGTGTATGCCGTGAGCACGTCGGGCATCCAGGCACCTTGCATCGCCACCGAGAAGTCTTGGAACGACACAAGGCGCTTGTCGTCATTCCAGATCTTCATGCCGCCGAAGCTCTCGGCGAGGACCGAGAGCACTGCTTCGCAGTAGTGTCCGACGTTGCCGCCGTCTCCGATCGCTTCGCCGACCAGAATCTCCTCCTGCGCGGTCCACTCGCGCGTGGAGTAATCAACGCTGCCACGGAATCCGATCGGCAGCTTCGCGCCGAGTGCCGCGAGCGTCGTGATCTTGTAGATCTTGTCGTTTGCCATGAATGACACCGTGCAACATACACGGCAAAAGATCGAGGCCCGGTGCGCGACTCCTTCGAGTGCGACCGGGCCTCATTATGTTCGCTTTGCGGCTTGGGCGTTGCAGCGCGGGGCCCTTTCCGTTTTGCGAACTTGAGGAACCTACCACCATTCCTAGAGCGCAGCAACCTCGTCGATCGAGAGGGTGAACTCGATCTCGTCCATATCGCCGTCTCCCTTCATCTCGCCGGCCATGTCCTCTCGGACTTGCGGCCAACATCCGATCAGGGCGCGCACGTTCTTGTTCTTGCCGTCGCCGGATTCCTTTGTGTAGGTGACGAGGCGCTTGTAGCCAGGGAGGCCGCTCGCAGCGGCGATGCGCCACGCCTCGATCGCCGCAATCTCTTTCGCGTGATGCGCCGGGATCTTGAACGTGAGCTCGGTTGCCTTGCGACGCGCACCGCTCGCGGCCGTGCTGTCCGGCAGTTCGACCTTTGTGGTCTCGTCCTTCAGCGCGCCGACCGAAGTCGGCTGCAGATCGGCAACGCCTTCGATCTTCAGACGAAACTTGTTCGTGAGGATGTGACCTGGAAGGATTTTCTCTTTCATGTTAGCGATCTCCTATCAGGCCTGTGTGGCGGAGCTGCCGCGCTTGCCGATCCGGATTCTGAACTGCTCGACGGCGTCGACCAGTAACAGGAGGATGTCAGCGTAGAGGATCCCGTCGGCGACGGTCGCCGCTGGGTTGTTCTCGGAGTCGATCTTGACGGAGAATGCGTCATTCGGCGCGACGAGGTTCGAGAGGGCGCCCTTCACATACTCGCGGCCGAAGAAGTCATTCAGCGACGCAACGAGCGAGTCTCGAAGCTTCGGATCGTTGAGCTGGAAGATGACGGCATCGTTGCCCTCGCGTAGCATGATCTCATATGCACTCATGAGCTCGCGCTGATGCTTCCACTTCCAGTCGGGATCGTCGTCCTGCAGCGTGCGGTTTCCCCACACGACGAAGTCGGTCTTGATCCGCTTGATCACCGCGATGCCGCGGGGATTGAGGAATTCCTCATTGGGGATTGCGTCGCCGATCGTCAACTTGCGGATCTGCGGAAGTACCGCGTCGACACCAGCCGCAGGAAGGTGATAACCCTCGGCGCTCCCTGCATAGCGAGCCTCGAGACCGTGGATCATGCCGGTAAGCGGCACGAGCTTGAGTTTCTTCTGCGCATCGGGATTCACGACATAGCCGAAACTCGGATAGATCGAGACGCTGCGAGCGCTGCGAAGTCCGGAGTCGGTCACGAAGTCGTCGGCCGCGGATTCCGTGGTGACATTCGCGGGGATCTCGACGCGAAGCTGGCAGTTGCGAGCTTCCGCGAAGAGCAACGCGGCCGACTGCACGCTCGCCGAAGTCGTGCCAGGCGTGGCGAACTTGACGAGCCCAAAGTTCTGCTTCTGCATGAGCAGGAAGGGAGAAGCGTCGAGATCCCACGCGGCCTCGAAGTGCGAATCCTCGAGCTCGCTCACGCCATCGCGACCGCCGCGAAGCGTGCGCAACGCGTCGATCATGAACTCCCGCGAGCTGTTCGCGACACCACCCGACATACCGGTGACAGTGAAGCCAGCATTCGCGACAACTTCCGTGATCGTGACGTTGCCAATCGTGCCGATCTCCTCGTGCTGCAGGAGCAGCAGACCGCCGATCGGAACCGCAGCGCTGGTGATCTTGTACGACGCGGGCATCGCAAGGATCGCGGTGCGCAGGATGACAGCCACGTCCTGATTCGTGGTCGCAGTGGAAACATCAAGGCGGATCTTCAGCGGACCATAGCCGCCAGCGGGAACATAGCCGCCGGTAACGTCGAAGTAGAACGTCGGCGAGACGTAGCCATCGGGAATCGTCACCTTGTCGCCGTCGGCAAGCGAGACCTTCGCGACGCACTGCACATTCCCACTCGGCGCGGTGCCCGTGGTCGGCGCAACGTCAGTCGACATCTTGCTCGCGTTACCGACGGTGATCGACTTGTGATCGTTGCCGATCACGCGGTAGCGAAGCAGGGGCTTCGTTGCCTTGTCGGGGTAGACGTATCCGCCGATCAGCTTGGACGGCACAAACGGCCGCATGTGCACGAAGATCTTGTCTCCGGTCGTCATCGCAGAGGTGCCGGCGCTGATCGTGATCATCGGCGTCCACTTATTCCCTGCATTGAAGAGGACGCCAAAAGTTCCGGACCCGAGCGCGCCGAGGCGATCACTCACGGCGTCAAAGGCCGTCGCCGAGGTCATGGTGATCTCGATGACTTGCTCGACGTGGTCGTCGGTCGTGGTGCCGAGGACAAAGGTGGGGTTGCCGGTGCCATCGACTGCCGAAGTCCAGGGAGTGAACTCCAACACCGTGTTCGAGAGGCTCGTCCAGCTTCCGTAGTGTACAGCGGGGCGCGTGCTCGCGTCGTGTGCTCCGCTCCAGGTGTGCTCCGCCTCGATGTAGTAATTCTGCGGATCTTCGTTGATCGTGGTCTCCCAGAAGTCTGGGTGATCGGGATTTGTATGCAGATCGGGCCAACGCGCGACCGGATCCTGATTCCCGTCGAGGTAGACCTCGAGCGAGAAGTGACCGATCGGATCCTGCTCACCGTCGCCGAAGCGAAGCTCGCAACGCGAAGAGCCGGCGGGAAGCGAGAGGTAATACTTGAGATTCCCCGTGTCCGTTCCGGCAGCGAGATCCGACGCCATCTTGCGATCCGCAGCAACGCTAAGTACACCCGCGGCATCGTTGCCGATCACGATATAGGCTTTGTTTGTGACGCCCGCGAGCACGAGCTCGGCGCCCGCCCATTCGTCGACCTTCATGACGAGGCCGGTATCCAATTCCGTCTCGCCGATGTCAGCGAGCAAAGCGACCGACGCGACCTTCAGCGCAGCAGCGCCACCCCATCGACCACCGTTCGCAGCACGGATCACGCCGAGCTGCTCGGTGCCAGTCGCGCGACGCTGATAGACCGGGATCTCGGAAGCGACTTCGTTTCCGTCGGTCACGCGCACAGCGAGCACTCCGCCGGATCCCTGCGCTTCGTCGAAGTAATCCTCGATCACGTCCGGGAGTGTGCCGGCCGTGATGCGTCCGCCGATCTTGGCGCTCGCATCGCTCTTCGAGATCAGGCGAAGCAAGGTGTTCGGGGTGCCTCGCTGCAGCGCGCCGACGTATCCGACCCAGCCGAGCTCAGCGGGAACGATCGGCTTGCCGCCGCTGACCTCTTCCGTGCGAACGCCTGCAGCACGCTTGACGCCGAATGCCTTGTTTGCCATGTCAGATCTCCAGGTTGCTCGCGGGGCTCGTCGCAAATCCGATCACGCCATAGGCGATCCTGGAGCGGCGATCAAAAAATAGGGCGCTCACGATCTGCGCTGCCATGCTTCCGCGATGGAGACCGCGGATTCCGCGGGCCGCTTGTGAGCGCCAGCGGTTCGTGATCTGCATGTCGAATTCTTCGCCCGTTGCTTCCGAGGTGAGTCGCGATCCTTCGCCGAAGAATCGCTGTAGCTCCGACTTGAGCTGCAGTAGATCCCACTCTTTCCCCGCAGTAACTTCGATGTCGAATGTTACGTCGGACATAGCAGGACCAGGCACAACGATGCCGATCGAATCGTGATGGTTGATCGCCGATCGATCGGGAAGTTGCCCGCGTTCTACCTCCACGACGTTCGAGATCCCGATCGCAGGAGCCGAGTTCGCCTCGAAGAAATCAAGGGAGGTTGCTACTGCAGTTGTCGCCACCTGATGACGCGCCCACAGTCGCACGATCCGACCGGCTGTCACGTTCTGCGAGAGCGTAACGATCCCCGTGTTCACGTCGTACGAAACAAAGAGGTTTGGCCCCGGCTCGCTTGGAGAAGCTGCAGTGCCAACGTCTCGCGCCTCGTCGATCGATTTGATCACGTAGGATTCCGGATTCCGAGGTGTTACCTCGTCCGTTCCGTCCGCCGTTGCATCGATCCTCGCTACAGGCCGGATCTCCTGCTTCATGCGATGCAGGAGACTCCTCCACACGTAATCCTCGAGGTGCTCGAAGTAGCAAAGGACAGCAAGCTTGATCCGCGAAAGCGTGGGCGCAACGCGAGCGTCACTTGTCCTCATGCGGATCACGACCGATGTCGGTCCGAGTGGAAGTTCCGTGATCCCGCTCGACGCTTGCGAGAATGTCATCCAGCCGACCGCTGGAATCCACGCTGCGCCATCCCATTCGATCAAGGCGCCTGATACTCGCAGTCGCACCTCGATCTCTGTAGCGAGATACGGAGAATCAGGAGGCCGCTTGTGCTCGTGCACAAACTCGATGGCGATCCACTCACGGGCTGCGCCGATCGAAGCGGTCGGGCTCTCCGCCTGAGACCACGTATTGATCGCGTAGCTTCCCGGCTTCCCCACGAGCGTCAAGCCGCCGAGCGCGTCGATGCGGAGACCTCCGGAGAGGTTCCACAGTTCGCGCTCGGCGGCGTCTGCGTCGAGCGAGGTGATGATCTCGCGATCCACCGATCAACCGAGATACGCGGGGATCGTGATGACCGCCGAGAACGCGTTGGCGTCGAGCCCGCCCCACATACCCTGGACGAGGAATCCAGCGTTCGCGACAGCCTCAACGATTGCGCCATTCTTCGCAGAGCCGCCCACGGTCTCGGCGAGCAGGAGCTTGCCGGCCCCGTCGGTCGTGATCGCCTTCGTGGTGCTCGCGCTCGCGTTGATCGCCGTCTTGACGATCGCGGCGACGCTCTCCGCAGTCGTTGCGCCGGAGACGTTCAGGCGAACATTCGTCGCGTCGTAGCCTCCCGCGGGAGTGTAAGCACCGCCCACGTCGAACCAGAACTGGTGGCCAGTCGGAAGCGTGAAGTTGTCGCCGTCGACGAGCGAAGCCTTCGCGACGCAAGTAAGCTGCCCTTGCGCGAAGCGGGCCGGGCCGTCGAAGTTGTCGCGAAGGAACTTGCAGATCGCAACGAAGGCCGAGGCCAAGTCATCTCCGCCAGAGGCGGTGTGCAAGCCTGAGCCGCCGCGCCCATAGTCTCCCTTGATCGTGATCTTGCTCATCGCTTGGACCTCATGCGCGAGCGTAGGGCCTTGTGCACAGCTCCCTGGAGCGCGTCGCCGATAGAGTCGATTCCGTGGAGGTCTTGAAACGCTAGCGACATGAAGGGACGCTCGACGATCACGATGTGCTCGGTTTCTGGCTTCAAAGGAAGCCAGCCCGTCTGCTTCACTTTCCACAAGGCAGCGGCTCGGCCGGTTAGCTTCTTCGGATCAAGTTTTCCCTCGCTTGCCATCCAGAGCATGCGGAACATGCCACGCATCGCTTCCGTTACTTCGATCGTTGCGCCATCGTGCACAAGCTCAGCGAGACGCGCCTTGCGATGACCCTTCGGGATTCCTACCCACACTCCGCGAAACTGCGGAAGCACGATGACGCGGATCGCTGCGAGCATCTCCCCTGTGTCCTTTGCCGGATCGTCGCGACCTTTGAGGATCTGCGTTAGCTGTGCGTTCGCGTCGAGGCCTCCTCGCTCGAGCGCCGACTTCGCGATCTTCTTCGCGACCTTAGCAAGCGCCTTGATCGCTTCTTGATCAACCTCGCGGCGCGTCCGACGAGGATCAAGAAGCGCCTTCAGCGAAGCCCACTCGCCTGTGAGCTTGATCGTAGCACTCACGTCGGCGCACGATCTGTAAAGTAACACTTGCGAAGCTGAGATTTGCCAGACGAGTGACCTTGCAGGGAGAGCGACGCAACGTATAGATCGACTTCGCGATCATCGATCCGCGTGAAGCGATCGCCGGGCTCCGGATTCCATCCGGCAGCATCAAGATCACGGCGGCGAAACAAGAGATATCCCTCGTCCTGAAAATCCGGACCGCCCGTTTGTTGCTCCTGCATGAGTGAGCCCGGACGCACGTCGATCCCCTTGCGATACTCCACCTGGCAACGCATGGTAAACGGCGCGCCGTACTTCGCGTCTGCGATCTCCTCACGGAAGTCGTCGTCGAACTGAGACGCGGTGTTCTGCGCTTTCATCCGCTTCTCAACAATGACGCTGACAGGATGCAGCAACTTCGGGATCATTGATCCCAGCCTCCTCCGATGATCCCTACGATCATCGGGCGACGATACAACATGACGATCCGGTTGATCTCAGGATCCTGTGTGATACCTGCAAGCGAACCGGGGCGCGTCGACTTCAGCCAAGCAACGCCCCATTTTCGCGAGTGGGAATCCGTGACCTCTTCGATCACAGGACCTTGACCGACGAACTTGTCTTCCTCCGCCTCGCCCTTCGCCTCGAGGTCCACTTGCAGTTTCTCGAGCATGAGCTTGAGAACGGCGCGACGGATCGGCGCGGGCGTTTCAAGGTCTGCGATCTCCGCATCGTCCGCTCCTTCGACGTATCCGAAGGACCCGACGATTACTTGATTCTTGCGGCCTCGCTCGAAGACGTCGGCCTCGAGTGCGATCCGCGGATCGTGACGATCGTCGGGGATCGATCGCGAGGTGTACGCGTAGAACTTGTCGGCTGCGAGCGCAGTCGCGGATCCGTTGATACGCAACGAGGTGATCGCGATGATCGGAACGTCGAGATGCATCTCATCTTGCGAGTTGCCATCGAAGTAAGCGGTTATCGTCCGAGGCTCGAACCATTGCCCGGTTGCGCGATCGATGACGCGCGACCAGAGCGCGAGGACTTCGGGAAAGTCCGCGTCGGAGACCATCGCTACGGTGATCCCGAAGGCCCTCGCTTGCTCGAGCGTCGCGTACGCCATCGATCATCCCTTCAGCAGCGAATCGAAGATCGACGTGGTCGCAGGAGGAACTTTCACAACCTCTGAGAGCTCCGCGGCCTTCGAGATCGCAACGAACGAAGTGGCCCGCACGACCTCGAGCGGATCGGCGACTGTGACGCTGCGCCCTTCGCTCTTCCAGGAGAGCTTGTAGTATTTCGATCCGTCCGGCGCCTCGAGCCAAACGCAGTAAACGACTTCGTCGTTGTAGACCTCGACGACATAGCCGCCGTCGAATCCGGCGACGCTTGCGGCCCACTCGCTGCAGGCCTTGCCGATCAGATCGCGAAGCTCATCGAGCGACGTGCCTGCGGGAAGGTTCAGGGACTTTGCGATCTTCGTATCCTGTGCGATCTTCATTGTGGATCCTTGCGCTTGCGACGTGACACCTCGAGGCCAGCGCTCGTGTCGATGACTTCGGGCTGCGCGACGACTTCAGCCAGTTGCACCTCAGGTTGCTGCGCGACGACTTCGGGCTGCGCGCGCTGTTTCGAGACGCGCACACCAGCGACGTTTCGCAGCACGATCTCAGCTTCGCCGTCGGTGACGGTGAGCGTAAGCCCTGGCTGGATGTGAATGGAGCCCTTGCGCGACCTCTCGATTCCCTCCGGGATCTCGAGGCACTGCGGAGCCGCGGAACTTGGAATCGAGAGGCGCTTCATGATCAGCCCTCACCCTTCGATGGCTCGAGCTCTTGCAGGATCGCCAGGAGCTGCGCGCGGGTCTCGTCGCCGAAGGCGACATCTCGCGAGCGCAGAGCGTCGCGAAGTTCCGCGACGGTGCTTTTGTGACTCCACGGAAGCAGCGTCGATGCGGGCGCCTTGGATTCCTCGACGGCTTCGACCTTGGCGCTCTTTTTGTCAGCGATGCGCATGACATCCACGCGACCACGCATCGCTTCGTAATGACGGATCAACGATTCGCCGGAGATCTCGACCGCCTTGTCCTTCACGAGCTTGACGCCCGCGTGAGTGTAAGAGGCCATTCCAACGAGTTTCACACGAGCAGTAGCCATTGTCTTGATTCTCCACAAAGAGGAAAGGGCGACCGGATCGGAATCCGGTCGCCCTCACGTTAGACCGATCTCGCGGTCATCGATCAGCCGAGGCCGATATTGATGACCTTGACGATGGCGTCGGGGTTCTGCACCTGCACGTCGCAGGCGACGGTGATCGCGAACTGAGTCACGCGGCGATAGATCTCGCGGTCGCGCTCCATCGTGATGTCGCGACCGAAGGCGACGATCAGGTTGTCACGATGGGTGAGGATGATCTGCGGAGCGGCGTTGTAGGTGACCTTCACGGTCTGGCCGTCGGAGATTCCGGCACCGCCGATCCTCGTGATCTGCCCGGTCGCAGCGTCGAGGGTGTAGTCCGTGTCCAGGATGTAGGGCAGTGTTGCGGTCTGCGCGAGCGTGGTCGGGTGGATCAGGACGTTCGAGACGTTGATCGAGCCGAGTGCCGTCGGGGTGAGGCCATTCAAGACGATGTGCTCGACCTGCAGCGGCTCCATGGGCCACAGGTTGCACTCGAGGACCGTGAGACCGAACGGCTTGTAACTGCCGCCCGCGAGCACGGCATCGCCGAGCGCGCCGGTTCGCGTGCCGGTCTTGCTCTTGAACTTCTGCCACAGGTTCGGGCTGATCAGCACGCGCATATCGCTAAGGCCGCGCCGATACTTGATCGGCATCGCCTGGATCGCCTGGTCGAAGACGTCGGCACTCATCGGCAAGCCGGCGAAGTCGACGATGTGTCCGGAGTTCGCGAGCAAGGACCAGCCGTCGAGCTTGCCCAGGAAGTTGTCGGTCACGTGCCGATCGGTCGCGCCCTCGCCCTTGTAGGTGAACTCGTCGATCGCAGGCTTGAGCTTATTCGCGTTGATGAAGAGCTCTTCGAGGTTGTTCGCGGTCTGCGTGGCCATCATCTTGACGATGTGATCCACGAGGCCTTCGCCCTCGATGTTGATCTCGGTCGCGCGCTGCGAGATCTCGAAGGGCACGATGAACTCCTCGGGGCGAAGCGTGACCTTCGTGGTCGTGACGCCGCGACGCATGCCGGGATCCTTCGCCTCATCCGCGGGCATCGCCACGCGCTCGCCGACGGCGATCTTCTCGATCTTCATCTCCTCCGGCTTGAACCGGACGATGCGCACCTGATCTCGCAGGTTCGTGATATCGATGACCCAATCCAGGAAGACCTTCTCTTGAACGGGATTCATCTTGCCGGCCGTGGTGAACGAATCCACCGCAACCAGCGACTTGTTGACCTTCTGCTCGAGCTCTGCGTTGTCGTTGCTCATGATATGGATTCCTGCTGCTGCGCTGGTTACTTGCCGGGGGTGAAAAGTGAATCGAAGACCGACCTCTTCGCGGGTGCGGGAGTCGGAGAATCGCCGCTCGCGGACTTGCTGATCGGACGAATGGACGCGAGCTCGTCGATCTGCGACTTCATGGCGGCATTCGCTTTGCTGATCTCAGCGATGGCGGCTGCATGCTTCTCGTCGCTCGCGGCGAGAGCCTTCGAGACCGCCTCTTGCACGATCGCGGCGACATCGATCGGAGCCTTGATCTCTGCAGCCTTCGCGACGGGAGCGGCCTCGCCTGCGGGAGCTTCGCTCGAAGCTTCCTCCGGATCCGAGGCCTCCATGTCGGCGACGAGAGCGGCATGAGCCGCAAGGATCTGCTTCGCAGCTTCGAGTCGCTTCGGGGTGATGCGCTTCGCCTTCACGACCGGCTCGGGAACGACGGGAGTCGCCACGATCGGATCGGGAACCTTGGCAGCAGCAGGAGCCGCAACCTCGATGGTGGCAGCGACCTCGGCCGCGGGAGTCTTCGGATCCGACATGTTGAGCCTCTTGACGATCGGGACGTTTACGAGTTGATTCGCTCCGGCGTCGACCAGGGCGATGTGTTGGATCGACGCGGAGAGGTATTTGCGAAGGACCCTCGGCTTTGAGGATCCGTCAGCAGCTTTCGCGATCGCGACTTCGCCGGATTCCGACTTCGTGACAGGCTCAGCCGCAGCTTCCTGCGGAACGGCTTGCATGCGACCGATTCCACCGATCGAAAAACCGGTATACTTGCGATCGTCGCCCGTTGATTCGGCCCACAACGCGTCGTCGTCCACGCGCACGCCGATCGCCCAGTCACCCTTGAGAACTTGGACGCCGTGCGGTGTTCCGTCCTCTTCGGCGACGTAGCTCTCGACGAGCGAGAGCGGAGGATTCATGTCGGAGTGCTGGATCGATAGGCCGTTGTCGGAGCCGTAACCGGCGAGGAAGTCGTGTGCCGCCTTGCGTACGACGGTGGGGTCCGCCTCGTCGCCGTGGGCGTCGGGGACGCTCGGACGAAAGGCAACGCCGAAGAGGATGCGATCGGCGGTCGTGCTTTTGTGGAACGGCACGATGCGGCTCGCGTCGAGGATCTCGGGATCCATCGACTGCGGCTGGGTTGGTGCTGCTTCACCCTTGACTCGTGCGGTCCTCATCGCCGTTACTGTACGGCGCTCGCTCGTCGGCTCGAGCGCGAGGCTGCCGCACTTGCTCTCAAGTGCGGCTCGAGCTTGCCGATCTCACTCCGCGGATTCCGTGATCGTGTCGCCGAGTTGCTTCCGCAGAGCATCCAGGATCACGCGAGCTTTTAGCGCCGTCACCATCTGCCCTGGCTCTGCGGCGTCCGCCTGGCTCTTCACTGCTTCAGCCATTTGCAGGGAGAATGCTGTGTCCGCGTCGAAGCCCGGCGGGAACTCCGGAAGATCCATCCCGAGCACTCGCTCGACAATCATCCTTGCGATCCGCGGAGTAACGGCGCCGGTCTTCTCCACGTTCGCAAGCAAAGCGACGAGCTCAGCGTTGTCGGTTGTGTTGGGAACGTTCAGCTCGAATCGATGATACACGCAACCGATTGCAGACATGATCCGGCGATTCACTACGCGCTCGAACTTCGAGCGGCGCGGAGCGAACACAACTTCATCCGCGAGGCGCCTCGCGCCGCTGATCACGGCGCCAGTCCACTCCGCAGATCGCCCGACAAGGATCGGAGGAAGCCGGAAGCTTGCACGTACAGCGTCGCGACAATCCTGCTTCAGCTTTAGGAACATGCCGTCGTCTCGCTGTAGATGCGCGAGAGGTTTGATGTCGATCTTGACTGCGGTCGTTTGATCGTCCTGGAAGAACGACTCGGCCTCGAGTAGAACCATCTTCGAATAGTTGTCGTTGCCCTTCACGGATCCCTCGACGAAGGATTCCATGCGCTTGACGCTGCCTGGCGTGAGCGTCCCTCCGCTCACGAGGATGGCGCAGCTCGGCACCATGTTATTTCTGATCGTGGAAAAGTTGATCTTGTCAGCGGCGCGAGCTGCAGCGATCGAGTACAAAGCTCCGATGAATGGAGGCTTGCCGTAAGAACTGCCGCTGGGGTTGTAACTCGAGCAGTGAATGATCTCGCCCGCGAGTTTGTTGTTTTGCTTCGCTTGATCGATCTCTTCTTTCGTCGAGAGGAGCTTGCCAGTGTCGCAATGATAGTTGCGAGGATCCCCAAATTCCTTGAACCAGACCGCGAAGCGAGTCGTTGCTCGCGTCCCGAAAACAGTAACGGCCTCCTGCACAAACAAGCGGAAGCGCTGCATCTGCTTTCGCTTCGAGATCGAAGGACGCCCTTTAGCGTCAACGATCCTGATCGGGATCTCAACTTGAATCGGATTCGGATCAAGTTTTCCGTGGTGAACTTGTGCGCCCACAACATGCTCGAGACCCATGATGTCGCCCAAGCCGTTGCGGATCACTTCCATGTACCAATTCCCGATTAGGGAATCGTCGGTCATGCACTTTTCAGCGATCGTCAAAAAGTCGTCGACGGTCCCTGCATAGCTCAGGAAGGTATCGATGCGAGCTCGCTCTTTTGCGACTTCCGCCTCGAGCTCCGGAGGCACCACGGATTCCGGAAAGTTGGGGATGAGCCGATACCCACGACCGACGGTCCCTTGCACAACTGCCGAGATGCACTGTCCGAGCTCGTCGCTATCGTCGACGAGCGACGAGAGCCACTGCAGCGAATGAGGCGGAAGGATGATCGTCCCGAGGTCTATGCCTTCAGTCGCAGATTCGTCGTTTGAATTCTTCGCAGCTTCGCGATCACCCTTTCCCAAAGTCGCCGCGAATGACGGCTGATCGGACTGTCCGAGTGCACCTCCTGCAGCTTTGATCAGCACTGCCTCGAGATCGAGGTCTCGCGTTGCGCGTAAAATCTTCATAGAACCCCCGGCTCTTCCCTGTCCTTGCGAACGCGGGACTTGCTCGCAGTCACCGCAAGCTCGAGCGCGTCGAAGCTATCATCATGCGGAGAATTCGGCATCATGACGCACTGCTCGATCACGATGTCCATACCTCGCACAAAGAAGACCTTGCGCGCCTCGAAAATCGCCGAGAGCTTGTTTGCTCGGATCTGCTTATCGACAGCTTGCTGGATCGGCCGGATCGGAATGTCCGGATACAGCCTGCGCAAGTCGCCAATCTGCGCCCCCTGGAATCCGTTTTTCTCGATCGCGATCCTTGTGACTCCAAAGTTTTTCCAGGCCTCGACGATCTTCTCCTGCTGCTTTTTGAAGGTGATTCGTGCGCTGTAGTGATGGAAGACGTAAACGTTTTTCGCGGAGTCAACGCCGATCACGACCAGGGCGAACTTGTCGGCTTCCTGCTTCTCGCTGATCGCAAGGTCGATCCCCATGTAGCAGTCAAGCTTGCCCGCGTCGCGCAGCGCTTGGACTTCGTGAGCCTCGATGGGTTGGCAATCATCGTACTGGATGATCGATCCCTTCATTGCGTCAGTGTTGCACTGATACTGCGCGCCGAAGATTAGCTGGCCGTACTTCCTACGACGCGCCATGAGCTTGTCGGGGTGCCATTTTTCGGGCCACGGACTGCGGCCTTGATCGTCAAGCGCTGGAATCACGTTGATCGCCATAAGCGGCGGCTTGCCTGCCCGCTCTTCCTCCGCGTTCATTTCGATCCAGTGACCGTACAGATCGTCGGGGTGGTAGCGAGTGCCAAGCCGGTTACGATCGCCGCGATACGGGAGACCAGGCTCGGACGGCTCCATGCAGGGATCTAGAACGGAGTAATACCAGTCGAGCGTCTTCTGACGCATCGCTTGTGTTTGCGTATTTTTGTTGTCAACGATGTCGTCAGAAAACTCGACGTCGAAGTGACCACCCGCCACGGATCCGTCAACGCCGACGCACGTCACGGACTGCTCGGCCTTCGTCATGTCCGATCCGAGGACGCGGATCGCACCTTCGTTCCAGGTGAGCGTGCTCCGAGGATCGGGATCTTTGAAGTGCCCGAAGAGCTCGATGAGCAGTTCGTTTCCTGTGAGGTGATGTCGGACGGCTGAGAGGAACTTCGTTGCGTTCTCGTGCTTCTTTGAGGCGAGCACGATCCTCGCCTGCCTCCAAACTGCGAGATACCAAATGATCTTCGTGATCGTGCAAGTAACCGACTTGCCTGCGCCACGAAACACGAGCTGCAAGTTGTCGCGATGCAGTAGCTGGAACTGCATCATATGCTTGTGAAACGGCTTCGCCTGATACCCGAGGACTTCCGTCGCCAGGAGGTCCACGCGTTGCAGATCAACGATCTGATACTTCAGCACAGCAAGACGTATCGCTCGACGTGCTTGCCAAGCGGTGACGATCTCAGAGTGCTCCGCGGAGTCGAGTTTTTCTGGATCGAGTTTCGCAAGCTCAGCAATGCGATGCACCGCATCGGCGGCCCGAGGGTCTCCGATACGGTGCGGGTCGATCTTCGCGATCTCTTGTAGCTTCACGGATTCCAGACCGCGAGCCACACCTCACATGTGCCGGCCGCCATCGTTCCGACTTTGATAAAGATGCGACGCCCGCGGGCCTCGACGGTGAACTCATAGGGAACGTCGACGCCCTTGCCCGCCTTCGTGATCGGCACGTGCTCCGAGATGAACTTCCCGGCAGCTTCGGACCAGAACAAAACCTCGACCGAAGGATCGCCGCCATCCGGGATCACTTGCACGTGCACGGACTGATATCCATGCGCAGGGAGCCCGCGTGTGGAATCCGTGATGGCAGTGGAGTCGACGGCCGTGACTCGCCTATGCAGCGAGTATGAGGGAGCCTCCTGGATGGCAGCGACGGATACCATTAGGTTTCCCAGACCTCGTAGTCGAGGACGGTGCTCGCCGCATTCACGGTCGAGTTGCCGTCGGACCCGATCGTGAAGCCCTTCGCAGTCGCGGTGATGCCGTTCGTTGCGACGTAGGTTCGATCGCCAGCGATGATCTGCTTATAGGCAGAGCCAGCGGGCATCGAGTCCTGCCACTCCCACACGTGGCCGTTTCGGTTGGTCACGCGGATCTTGACCGGGGCGAAACCCGGAACCGCGATCGTCTGTGGCGCACCCGTGCCGATCGTCGCATCTCGAAACACCCTGGAACTTCCAGCCATGATTTTGTCTCCTCGCAGGAGGTTACGCGAATCAATCGGGCTCGTCCGGAACGTCGACAACCGCGTCCGGATCTCCGGATGGCCCATAGTGAAGCTCGCCGACGCGTACCTTCCCAAACGGTACAGCGTCGGCAAGTAGCTCGTGCATCTTCGACGCTTCTTCAGCAAAGAGGCGCTTGAGATCGTCACGTCCAAGCGCTGACACCGAGAGACCGCCGATGACTTGCAGGCGATCCGCGGCCTTGCTTGTCACGCCGAGCGCTTGACCTGTTTTCACGAGCTCGCCGAGAATATCGGACTTGAGCCGCAACGCTTGGACCATGGGCGCCGCACACTTCGGGGCCGCGCCATCAATCTCCATGTCGCGCTCGAGCGCTTGGATCGTTTTGGCAAGCGTTGCGAGGACAGACGCTTGACCCGCGAAGTATTCAACGAACACCGCCTCGGGCGGACGACTGCGAAGCTCCGCGGCCTTCGCCTCGATGGTCTTCGCGCGCAGGAGTTCGTATTGTTCCTCGTCAAGATCCATCGCAGACTGGATGTCTTCTGCGGAGGATCCTTGCTGCAGCAAGGACCAGAATCTTTCGATCGGAGGGCGGCCTCGCTTCGGCTTGCTGCTAGCCATCGATGAGCCTCGAGCCGCGCCAAGCGTCGGTGATCAGCAAGCCGTGAGGACAAGTAGGCATCTCCTGCAACCCCAGGTTATCGATCGCCCACGTGCCGACTTCACGCCACAGATCCGGACCAGGGCACCCGCCTTTCCCTCCGGAGATTTGGCGGTGTGCTCCAATAAACTTGATCGATGGATTCCCCGCGACGAGACCGCGGAGCAACGCGCGCGAAGCGATCACTTGCTCTGGGTGATCAGCAACGAAGCTTTTTCCAAACTTCTCTGGATTCCAAAACTTGGGTCGTCCGAGCCAATACTTTTGCGCGAAGTTTCCTTCATGTTCGACAGTGATGCAGCGATGGTTTAGCTCGCCGCTCCCGTAACGCATACGGATCCCGATCAACGTGAGCTCGTCGATCAGGCCGCTGCGATGAATCGCGTAATGCGCCCGCACCTTGCGCCACATGAGATTCGCTTCGTCCCACTCGAAGCCCATCTGGTGTAGGACGATCGTGTCGATCGACGCCGTGCTGCGGGTCCTCACTGCATATTGAGGAGGAACGAAATCCGAGAGCGCACGACGCCCAAACGGGAATGTCGGCGTCGCGGGAAGCGGCTCGGGGAGCAACACGCGGACGATGATGCGTCCTACCCGAGCGGGTGCGGCATCTCCGGAGCTTTCGAGCTTGCCATTGCTTTGAGCAACCGCAAGATCGCTTGCGCGTCACCCATCGCTCGGTGGCCGGATTCTAGCCGGTGCCACTTGTAGTGTTGCCAACGTGGATCCCAATCTCCTACCCACTTCGCGAACCGCACCATCACGTCTGGATCAAGCGAAGGCGGAAGCTTGACGTCTCGACCTGCATAATAGGCGGACTGTTCAATGACTCGCCGGTCGAACTCTCCGTTGTAAGCGATGAAAAGCTGCGCCTCGTCGCAAGCCTCCTGGATAACGGGGAGGATCTCGGCGAAGCTGCGAGCTGACTCGACGTCGGCTTGCGAGATTCCGTGGATCGCCGAAGCTTTCGCAGCGATCGGTAACGTTGGCTTGACCAGGGAGTCAAAGGCGATCGATCCATCGAGAAACACTGCGCCAACGTCGATGATCTCGGCGTCCGCGCCGGTCCTCGTGGTCTCTGTATCTGCAAGGATCGCGAAGTGCGGATCGCCGGCCAAGAGCTCGCGCGCCCACAACGTCTCGGCCCGGTGAGCCTCGAGCCACGCGTCCGCGTCTGACTCGCAAGCGCTCTTGTGGATCGCCTTCCACTGCGCGATGACTCCGGACGGCTTGTCGTCTCGCTCGGCTAGGATCGCAGCAGCTCGCTCGAACGCGAGGGTCTTCTTACCTTGATCACCTCCAGTAATCTCGAGTGGTCCAGCGTCGGTCTTCTTCGACGTCTTCGGTTTGCGCTTCTTCGCTTCAGGCATTGCACGCTCCTGTGTTGTCCATCGCCGTGATCCGCGGAGCGTGTGCAAGTTGCTTCAGCAACGCGTCGGCCGCTTCGTGTGACAGGAGGCAAACTACACTCCGGATAGGAGCAGCGCTCACGCCCCGCACACGACCTGGGTGCATCCTCATGATCTGCGCTTCGATCGGCTCCACGTCGTCGATCGGGCCGGTGATCATGAGCGATCGGACGTTCGCGTGACAGGTCGCTCGCATGGAATCCTGAGCCGCCGAAGATCCGCAGGTAGCCTTGATCTCTCGTGCAAACCTCGCGAAGGCTCGGACGCTATGCACGTTGCGGCCGAGGTTCGCGGCTTGCGAGGTCAAGATCACGTTGCCTCGCACGTAGCCTCGGCGCCCGTCGATCCGATCGATCGATATGCGACTCGGAGAGCCCGCGTGATCGGGGCCGGTGCTCAGCGGGATCCCGAAGAAGTAGCAGCGGCCACCTTGCTCGGCGAGGACTTGCAGGAGGTAGGGAGCGTCGATGTCGAAGGCCCATCCCTTGAGCTGAGCTCGCGATCTTGCGTCGCGCAAGCAACGTCCGATCGGAGACCGGCGATCGACTTCTCGCTTCTTCAGCCGCTCACACTCGCGGCAGCGGACCGCGCCGCGTGTGGTCCTTCGCGGGCAATCGGCGCACTTCGCACGATTCGGATTCGTCATTTTTGCCTCTTCCAGATCTCGAGATATAATCGAGGCCTGCCTGTAGGCCTCTCGAGCGTCGAGAATATATTAGAAGCAGACCAGAAGTATATCGCCCTGGCAAAGTACCGACCGGGGGGTACGGCTACCTCGCCGTCTTCCAACACAGCTCGGCGCAGACATCTTTGCCGGACTTCGCCGTAAACAGCGGCGAGCCGCACTTGTGACAACACGGAAGATTCGCGGCACTGAGCACAAGAGCCGCTGCGCGATCCATGGCCCGCTTGACGATGTCTTGAATCTCGCCGACGCGGTTCACACGCTGCGCACCAGCAAGCCCCTGCTGTGTTCCGTCGCGCCTGAGATAGACAAGGCAAACGCGGATCGCGTCCTCGCCGACGGCCCGCGCGCCTCCTGCAACGACCGAGGTGTATAGGCGGACCTGAAGTTGCTTCTTCAGCATGAGCGCTAGTTGCTCCTCTTCATGCGCAGGAGTGACACGGGGCTTGTAACCCTTCGCGGAGAATGCCGCTGACAGTTCGCGGGCGAGGGTTGCACGGTGCTCTGGATTCGTTGGGTCGTACTTCACGGCTCCACAAGTTTCGCGGTTTTCTCCGCGATCGTCAAGAGGTTTTTTAGGAATTCGGAAGTTTGCCATCTCAGCGTCGCATCGCGGTTTAGCTCGCGCGCGTGCGGGATGACGGCCACCTCGACCCACCGGCCCGCGATGGCTCCCCAGGGCCTCAAAACGGCCCGTGGTGCGGCCGTAAGTCGCGCCGCGCCCGACGCTCGCTCGCCGTAGAAGACCAGGCGGAGCGCCTCGTGGTGCGTCGTAGAGGGTGCGCAGCTCGGCTTGATTTCGCGCTCGATGAGGGAGGAGATCTCGCCGAGCCGCTTCGGCCACTCCACGCGCGCGAGCTCTTCGGACCACGGACCCTCGCAGAGGTTGATCCTCATGCAGCGCGTGAGCAACCGCCCGCACAAGTTCGAGAGCGAAGCGTTGCAAGATGGCGTCTCGCTGACAAACACGATCGGGAACGTCATGCGCTGCATGTTGCCTCATCTCGCGGCCGATCGCTAGCTCTCGCTGACGCTTCGTGCGAGAGTCACTGCGCATGACGAATCCGATCAAGCTCAAGACCCCAACGATGCACGGCCCCGATGGGCAGGCGATCGCGAACCGGCTCATCGATCGCTGCTACGACGCGAGTGGCAAGCGGCTCAAGTGGTCGCCAGCGACGGCTCTCTTCCTCCTGCAGCAGATCGAGCTCTGCCGCGAGCTCGGCGAGTCGGTTCGCGGCGTCCTTCATGCCGCGAAGATCGGCTATCGGACTTACTGGCTTTTCGCCCGCGGGCTTACGCTTGGCGCGGCGCCTATGCCTGTCGAGCGCTGGGCTGGGACAACCGTCGGAGCGCTGGGCGAGGCCGAGCGGAATACAGTCGAGAGCTGGGGGCGTGTCCGAACCATCTCAGAGCGGTGGCATGTTCCATCGTGGCCAGGTGAGTCCGGCACGTACTGGTTGCGC